GAGGCGCCGCAAGATATTCGCTAAACCATCCAGCGATCATCTCAATGGTCAGTCTCCCTCCTGTTTCTTCCAGCTCCAGAAACTCAATGCACTTCGCAACGCTGATATCATCATCACCAATACTAGTGATGCTTGCATCCCGTTCATACGCTGCCCGGATAATGTTATCTTGAACAGTCTCCAGCATTGCACCAATGTGCGGTAGCAATCGCTGAATGTTCTCCATCACTTCCGCTGCACCAAGCATGGGAACGGATGCGCACACACTCTTCAGCGGCACTGGATTATTCGCTGTCTTCTTAAATCCGACCTTTGCCAGCCGCTGCCCATGCATGGCCTTGGACTCACCAGAAACGAACGGCACGATAGAATGACGATTCGAGATGCTCATGATAATTCACTCCAGCTAAGGGAATAAGGGATTGATGCGCAGTGCGCAGATGATGCGAGAATGCATCTTATTACCCCCATTGCTGGGGGCAAGGTAGATTCACCCAGGCTTCTTAACTACTGACAATTCACCGTATCGTTTTGTTTGATATGCATACATTGCCTGCTCTACTCTGCGCCATTGCTCTGCATTAGGACTCTGCACGAATCTGAATTGCTCAATCAGCAGTGTCTGTAGCTCATCCATTTTACGTTCTCCAGCTAGTCAATCCACGGGCAACCCGTACCAATACTAGAGCAATCCGTGTGCCAGCCTATTTTCCCCTAAAAACCACACTATTTTCCACCATATGGGATTTCGAGACACAGAGTGTCAACCACCTGACAATCCTCGTCACATTCACCACATAAAATGTCATCTCATGATGTGAAAAAATCCCCCTGTTCGCTGCTAGTGAAGCTAGTGCTCACTAACAATCCCGATGCCAGTGCGAGTGCCAGCTATGCGCCAGCATGTTAGCTAGCACTCACTCACAACTGCCCATGCTAGCTAGTACTCACTCACTTATATATTAGTTAGTGCTCACTACCGGGGGGTGCGGGGCTTTTTGGTTCTTGTGTGGCAGCCTATCCTAAGACGACATCCCCATTTTCCTAAAATTTTTCCCTAAAACTGGCGTAGCCAGAGTCCTGCTATCGCACTTCTTTGGTAAAATAGCGAAGCTACGGTCCCCGTGATTGTTTTCCATCCTCGTTTCAATCATAATACACACATTCCCGCTACCGCCTGCATAGAGATCATGACATCTGCTCTCTCGAATTCCGTTCGTGACCGCGCCCTGGAACTTCTCGGTGATGGACTTTCCCCCTCCATAGTAGCATCTGCACTAGGGGTATCTGAGTCCGCAATTTCTCAGTACCTTTCACAAGATGAATTCAAACAAGAGGTACTTGAGAAACGCTATGAGGCTCTGGCATCGAACAATAAGATTGATCGTCGGTACACTTCCCTAGAAGAGCGGGTGCTAGATAAACTCGACAAGAGTATTGACATGATCTATGATCCAATGAAGCTCGCTGGAGTTCTGAGAACCCTGAATGGTGCAGTTCGGCGCGGAAGTGCAGCTCCTCAACAGATGACAGAACAAAAGACCGCAGTTACTCTGAACATGCCAACATTTGTTCTTCAGCGCTATACTACTCAAGTAAATATTAATAACCAGGTTGTAGCAGTTGTAGATGAGTCCGGTAACAAACAATCACTAGTGACTATACAATCCAAGACACTTAGTGATATGATGGTGCCTGCGGCATCCTCAGAACCTGCAATCGCTAGAGGCACCCAAAGTGGAGAAATTCAAGATGCAATCCCCATCGCCAGCCCTTCAGGCCCAGCTTACCAAACTTCGGCAAGCTGAGATTGCTGCTGCACATAAGGAAACTCTCGTGATGAAGGAAAAAATGGCCGCGCGTTCTACTCTCCTGTCCATTCAGCTTATGCTGGACCGTGCTATTCCTTCCTCCTCAGTGCAAAAGCGATGACTGCTCCTAATCCATTCCGCGTAAATCAGAATTGGAACTCGAAACTTGGATTCGAGGCGGAGCAGTCTTTTCTCGCGGAATCCGCTAGTACCCAGGCTGAACAATCTAGGGCGGAACCTACAACTGAACAGACCTTTAATTCCCTCGAAGTCCAGCAACAGGCAAAAGCTTCTTTAGATTTCCTGGCCGCGATGGCAATGCCAACGGTCTTTGAATACTTCTTCCCTGCAACTTACCATGCCATCTGGCAATGGCTCATATCTCACATTGTTAAGGTCCGGGACTTCTCTCAGCTCGCACTAGGCATTCCTCGTGGCTTCGCTAAAACTACCCTGATCAAACTATTCATTCTCTACACCATTCTCTTTACTGCCCGTCGCTTCATTCTCGTAATGTGTGAGAACCAGACAAAGGGCAATGCAATCATCAGCGATGTAATAGACATGCTGAATGAGCAGAACATTAAGAAAGTCTTCGGAGATTGGAACATAGGAGCTGAAACCGATCGGCAGGATGTTAAGAAGTTCGGTTTCCGTGGACGTAACATTATTCTAATGGCATCCACCGTAGCAACTGTTCGCGGCATTAACCTCAAGAACGAGCGTCCTGATCTGATGATCTTTGATGATATCCAATCCCGTGCAGATGCGGAATCGGAAGTTATCTCCAATCAGATTGAAAGTGACATGATCGGTACTGCCATGAAAGCGAAGAGCCCAAAAGGCTGTCTCTTTGTATTCATCGGAAACATGTATCCAACTAAGTTCTCCATCCTGCGAAAGCTCAAGAATAACAGCAACTGGATCAAGTTTATTGCTGGCGGCATTCTAGAAAACGGCACATCCCTGTGGGAAGACCTTCAGCCAATTGAGCAGCTTAAGAAAGAATTCCTGAATGACTTAAAAGCAGGCCGCCCGGAAATCTTTTATGCGGAAGTTCTGAATGATGAGAACGCATCCGTAAATTCCCTCATTGATATCTCTAAAATACCTGCCTGTACTATCCCTGAGGATGAAATCCACTCCGGGAACTTCATCATAATCGATCCATCTACTGATAAAAAGGACAGTGATGCGGTCAGTATTGGGTATTTTGAAATCCACAACACTATTCCAGTCCTGAAAGAAGTGACAGAAGGTCGCCTGTCCCCAGGTGATACAATCCGGGAAGCTATTAGAATGGCTCTATCTCGGAATTGCCGACTTGTAGGCATCGAATCTAACGCATATCAGTATACCCTAGCGTATTGGTTCTCCTTCATCTGTCAGCAACTTGGAATTATAGGCCTAGAAGCGGTGGAAGTATACTCTGGATCATATTCAAAACATTCCCGCATCATGAATATGTTCAAACAACTGCTGGCAGGGGAAGTTCAGTACGTTCCGGAAGTATCCCCAGCAGTAAATCTTCAGATCACGCAGTTCAATCCAATGAAAAGAGATAATACGGACGGCATTCTTGACCTTCTTGCCTATGCTCCAAAGATGATTGAACTATATGGACCGCAAATTGCTACTGGAAACATCCTGGAAATGCAAGAAATGCACGGGCTTAAGATTTCCAGCACTGAAATGACCTCATCTTTTTAAGGAACACAGGCCATGCCAACTACAAGTGAACTCCTAACTGCAATGCGCTCTTATGCCGCAGGAGTAGTTAAGGGAAATACTAGCGATACGATCGGAGGCACTGTAGACGCAGTGAATGAGGCTATTTCTCCAGTCACGAAACCTCTTGGACTGTATTCTAGTGATCCAGTTGGTGGGTCGAAATCACTCAGGCGCTTGCTGGGACAGAATGTTGAGGATGCTAACATTGCGGAAACTGCTGGATCTATGTTGAGTGTTGGCGGTGCAGCTAAGGCAATGATTGTTGGTGCTGCCCGTATTGGTAAAGCAAACGCCTTCCAAGAAGCTGACCTAATGGCGGAATTTGCTACCGGCAAAAGAGCCTCTCCCGCGGAACTTTTTCAAAAGACTGGAGTTTATGAGGAAAAAGGTAAACTAAAAACCGCGATTAGTGATGCTGCAAGCACTGTTGATATGAACATGCTTGCTAGAAGTTCCGCTGCTCCACTTCCTCTTCCGGCCGTAGTTTCCCATCCAGACGTATATAGGCTGTACCCAGAACTAACTAAACTGACCATCAGCTCTGAAAAGCTTCCTGGAGATGTGAAGGGCCGCTTTTTGCCAGCAGAAAACCGCGTAGTTATTAGCTCCAAAGTAACTTCCCCTGATGAGGTTCGTTCCATTCTTCTTCATGAAATGCAGCATAAAGTGCAGGATCTGGAAGGTTTTGGTTCAGGTGGCAGTGTTGGTGCCATGATCAATTTTAATCCTGAGACTGTCAAAGCAAAACTAGAGGCCGCGTACAATAATGGTACTCCAGACGTAAGAGCAGCAGTCGAACGTTTTGGTGCCCGATTCAATGAAAAACTTCGGGAAGGTTTTAATCGCTACCTTAATCTCCCAGGGGAACAAGAGGCACGATTCACTCAGGATATGCGGAACACTTCTGCTGATGATCTTAGAACTAAGATTCTTAACATGCTGGAGAAGGGCGATACTCCTGCGACCGCCGATACTAGGCCAATTCGCCCAATTCCTTGATCCTCATTATTCCCCAGATAAAGAAGCACTCCAATGGCAACCAATAAACCTCAATACGTATCCAAGCCTTCCCAGGAAAATCTTCGCCAATTCCACATTTCCGCGAATCAGATAATGAATCGCCAGTGGAATTTCCGGGAACAGATGCGGCAGATTGACCTCGCCTTCATGCGAGAGCAGGATTGGACTGAAGAACAGTGGCGTGCTCGCCTGTCTAATCGTGCAGGTAATGCGGATAAGATTCAGAACATCACTGTTCCAATCATTAAACCGCAAGTTCTAGCTGCCGTCGCATATCAGGCTGGAACCTTTCTCACCGATTACCCTCTCTTTGGCGTAACTGCTGATCCTACTTTCATTGATCAAGCTATGCAAATGCAGGCTGTGATTGAAGAGAATAGTGTTCGTGGTGGCTGGACGCGGGAACTGCTTCTCTTCTTCCTTGATGGATTTAAATATAATCTCAGTGCCATTGAGGTGGATTGGAAGAAGATTACAACCTACGCTCTGGAAACTGATGTAGGTTATAAGGGCGGCAAGGAAGGAAAGCCCGTTGAGGTTGTTTGGGAAGGGAATTCCCTGAAGCGTTGGGATATGTACAATACATATTTCGACACTCGTTGCATTCCGTACGAGATTCCTACAAAGGGAGAGTTCGCTGGAACTACGGAACTATACACACGTACCGCCCTTAAAACACTTATTAATTCCCTGCCAACTAAGCTCACCCAGAACATTGTACCTGCGTTCGAGAGCCCCTGCCTTCTCGGAACTGGCTCCACTGGTGTTGGCGTAGAAGCTTATTTTACTCCACAGATCAACCCAGAAGCAATTGTAGATTACTCTCCTCAAGATGCCGTAGATTGGATGTCCTGGAGTGGTCTTGTTGCGGGCCGCTCTTCTCTTCCCGGCGGTAGTTATCATAACCTGTACGAGGTCAGTACTGAATATGTTCGAATCATGCCAAGTGATTTTGACATTCAGGCTCCTGCTCCTAACACTCCGCAAGTTTGGAAACTGATCTGGGTTAACCATACAGTTCTCATTTATGCAGAACGTCAGACTAATGCCCATGAACGCATTCCAGTCTTTTTTGGACAACCTTCCGAAGATGGACTTGGATATCAGACTAAGAGTCTTGCTACAGATGGACTTCCATTCCAGCAAGTTTCCAGTGCACTAATGAATGGTGTTCTTGCAGCGCGACGGAGAGCCGTCGGTGATCGTGTTCTTTATGATCCATCCCGTGTTTCCCAAAACCACATTGAGAACCCATCTCCCACGGCCAAAATACCAGTTCGCCCGGCTGCATTTGGTAAACCTGTTGGTGAATCGGTATATGCATTCCCATTCCGTGATGACCAATCCGGAACATCTATGCAGGAGATTCAATCCCTCTTTGGTTTTGCTAATGTCCTGAATGGACAGAACGCAGCTCGCCAAGGGCAATTTGTTAAGGGAAATAAAACTGATGGTCAGTGGGAATCCACTATGGCCAATGGTACTTCTCAAGATCAAATGTGCGCTCTGAAGTATGAAGCACAAGTTTTCACTCCTCTAAAGGAAGTGCTAAAACTGAACATGTTGCAATACCAAGGGCCGGTCTCTATCTATTCCCCTTCTCAAGAGCGAAACATTACCATTGATCCAATCGCTCTTCGTCAGGCCGTTATTAACTTCAAGGTCACAGACGGTATGCTTTCTTCCGACAAGGTAATCTCTAAAGATTCCCTCAAGGTTGCAATGCAAGTTATTGGTTCCAGTCCACAACTAGCAGGAGAATATAATCTTGGCCCGATGTTTAGCTACATTACGAAAACCGAGAACATTAACCTTCGTCCGTTTGAAAAG